AGCTGCCAAGGAACTGAAGCTCAAGTATCGCGGTGTCGCATACAAACGATGATCCGTTAAAGCGGGAGGCAGGGTGCAATCCCCTGCCCATCAATTGGCATTGGCCCGTACGCGGATACCCTTTGCCGTCTAGACGGTGGGATAGACCACAAAAAATTTTCCAAGATCTTGGAGTCGGTTATACATACACTTACTCCTTTAAATGGCACAACAAAATTCTACACTGGTCACTAATCTAACTAGACCTGGCCAGTCAAATAGTACTGGAGATTCACGCGCTCTTTACCTGAAGTTGTTCAGTGGAGAGATGTTCAAAGGATTCCAGCAAAACGCGATCGCACGTGACCTTGTCATGAAGCGTACGCTTAAGAACGGCAAGTCTTTGCAGTTCATCTACACCGGCCGTACCACGGCTGAGTACCACACACCTGGCAACGCCATCCTCGGTAACACCGATGGTGCGCCCCCGGTGGCTGAGAAGACCATCACCATTGATGATCTGCTCATCTCTAGTGCGTTTTTATACGATCTCGATGAAACTTTGGCACACTACGACCTGAGGTCTGAGGTGTCCCGCAAGATCGGCTATGCACTCGCAGAAAAATATGACCGTCTGATCTTCCGTGCTATTGCACGTGGAGCACGTCAGGCATCACCTATCACCAAGACCAACTTTGTTGAGCCTGGTGGTACACAGATTCGTGTGGGCTCTACCACTAACGAGTCTGACGCTTTCTCTTCCTCTGCACTGGTTGCTGCGTTCTACGACGCTGCTGCTGCAATGGACGAAAAAGGAATTTCGCAGGACGGACGTGTGGGCGTTCTTAACCCCCGTCAGTACTACGAACTGATCCAAGCTGTTGGTTCCAACGGCCTGGTAAACCGCGACTCTCAAGGCACCACCCTGCAAGGTGGCAACGGCATCATTGAGATCGCTGGTATCAAGATCTTCAAGTCCATGAACATCCCCTTCCTGGGCCGCTATGGCACCAAGTACGGCGGAACTACTGGACAGACTGATCCTGGTAACACTGGTGACTTTGTGAACCCTGCACTGGAAGATGCTTCCGGCGCACAGACAGGCATCAACAACGACTATGGCACCGGCTCTGAGTTCGGCGCTGTGTCTGCTGGTCTGATCTTCCAGAAGGAAGCAGCCGGTTGTGTTGAGGCCATCGGTCCTCAGGTCCAAGTGACTAGTAATGATGTATCAGTGATCTACCAAGGTGACGTAATCCTCGGGCGCTTGGCCATGGGGGCGGACTACCTGAATCCCGCTGCTGCTGTTGAACTGTATGTAGGCGCTTCTGCACCTTCTGCATTCTGATAATTCGTTCTCTACAGGGATCCTTCGGGGTCCCTTTTTTTTAATTATATGGCTTTTCCTACCACTAATTCTGCACAGGAACTTCCTGCAGTAAATCAAATCCTGCAGTCATGTGGTCAAGCGCCTGTGACTTCTCTAGATCAAACCAACCCGGACGTTGCGATTGCTTATAGCACCCTTACTCAGGTGTCTCAAGAAGTCCAGGCTGAAGGATGGACATACAACATTGAGTACGATTTTGAGTTTACTCCTGATACTAACAATGAGATTCTGATTCCAAACAATGTGATTCAGATTGACCCAGCTCCTGAGTACACCTCAATGGATGTCGTTAGACGGAGCGGCAAGCTGTACGACAAAGTCAAACATTCCTATACCTTTACCGAAAAGCTTAAGTGTGATGTGGTTTGGTTGTTTGATTGGGTTGACCTACCAAAACCAATTCAAGATTACATTGTCGCTAGAGCTGCAACTATTGTGTCATCCAGGATTGTAGGTGACACTACACAGTTCCAAATGCTCGGACAGAAAGAAGCGTACAACCGTGCAATGGCTCTTGAGTATGAGTGCAATCAAGGTGACTACACATTCTTTGGGCACCCTAGAGGTAACAATGCTTATCTCTCTTACAAACCGTTCCATGCTTTGTATCGTTAATGGCAGCAGTAACACAACGAATCAACAATTTTTTGGGTGGTGTTAGTCGCCAACCAGATTCAAAGAAACTTCCTGGTCAGGTACGTGAATGTTTGAATGCATATCCTGATCCAACATATGGTCTTGTTAAAAGGCCAGGGTTTAAATTCCTTGATGTGCTGAAAGATACTGGGGGTTCAGCCTTCTCGTCTACAGCTCTGGACAATGCCAAGTGGTTTTATATTAACCGTGACACAGATGAACGCTACATCGGATGCATAGCTGGTAGTGATATTCACATCTGGAATGCTATTCCTGACAACAGCGGTAACTTTGTCAAAGCTACAGTAACCACTTCTAACAATGGTGTCAGTGGCTATAACCCTACAGCCTATTTAAATACTACCAAAAAAAATTACAGTGTTCTTACTGTACAAGATACGTCAATCATTACTAACTCTACAGTAACTGTAGCTAAAAACGCTGACCCTTCTTACACCGCTGGACTACAACACACACTTAGATTGACTGGTGTTGAATACAGTGCTGAGTATAAGGTTACTATTGGTAGTCAGTCATATACAAAGACTACACGTAATGCTGACAACTTTGGTACTTCAGGAAACAACAAAGCACTAGCTGCTGACGATATCCTGACTGATTTAGAGACTGGTATTAATGCTCTAAACATTTCAGGTCTTACTGTTACAAGACTCGCTACAAGCATCGAACTGTCCAGTACATCAGCCATTGTTGTTACTGCTACAGGTGGTAAGGATTCGACACTTCTACAAGCATTCTCCAGTCAAGTTGAAAATGTAGGCAAACTTCCTGAACAGTCTGTGCAAAACAGAATTGTCAAAATTATCAACACAGAGTCAGCTAGCGACACTTATTACGCAAAGTTTATTCCTAGCTCTGGAACTTCTGGTCCTGGTTTTTGGGAAGAAACTTTAGGGTTTGGTATGTCCAACGGTTTGGACACAACGACTATGCCACATGAGCTTGTCAATACAGCCCTTAATACATTTGTCTTTCAACCTGTTTCTTACACAGCCAGGTTAGTTGGTGACGATACTACCAATAGCCACCCATCGTTTGTTGGTAATACGATTCAACAGGCATTCTTTCACAACAACAGACTTGGTTTCTTGACCTCTGACAATGTCTCTATGAGTCAAAGCGGAGAGTTCTTCAACTTCTACCACACATCTGCATTGGCTCAGACTGACTCTGACCCTGTGGACATCAACTGCTCCAGCATCAAACCTGCTGTTCTCCATGCGGTTACACCAACAGCACAGGGTCTGATTCTGTTTAGTAAGGCTCAGCAGTTCATCATGTTTAGTGATGATCAGGTGCTGACACCTAGCACTGCAGTCATTAGAGGCATCTCAAACTATGAGATGGATCCTGATATTGATCCAGTTGACGTAGGTAGCAGCCTGGCATTTGTCAGTAAGACACCTGGCTATTCACGTATCTTTGGCATGCAGACACGTGGTTCTCAAGAGAATCCAATTATTATTGACATTAGTAGGATCGTGTCCGAGTGGGTTCCTGACACTGTTGAGAACCTAATTGCTAGTCCTGCCAACAGCTTCATTGCTTTGTATGGTCCTAGTTCACCATATATCTGGTATTACCGTACCTATAACGACGGTCAGCAGACATTACTTCAGGCTTGGTATCGCTGGTATATGCCCGGTAATGTTCATAATGCCGTTGTTGACAACGACCGTATGTACTGTGTTGTTAAGCAAAGTGGTGAATATATACTGTTAACTGCAAGTCTTACTCAAACTCCAGAAGATCAAATTCTTGTCAACAGTAATGGTCAACAGATAAATCCATACATTGATATGTATGCAGTTGCCTCTTCTGTTACTTATGATGCTACCACCAAACAGTCAAAGTGCTATCTACCATTTAATGATGTTAGTAGCCTTAGCCCTGTACTAATCATTAAAGGTTCTGGTACAAATAACTTTAATGGCGTTACGGAATCTGGCTTTACTATTTCACCTACACGTGGTACTGATGGGACAGGTGATTATTTTGTTGTTCCTAATAAAGATCTGACAACACAAGCCTCTGACGTAATCGTCGGTTATAAATTTGACTACGATATTCAACTTCCTACTATTTACTTTGCTCTTGACCCTGAGGCAAAAGAAACAGATTTTACAGCTAATGTAACTATTGCTAGGATGAAATTTTCTGTTGGATTGTCTAGTGGGTTAAGCTTTAAAGTTAAAGCTAAAGGTAGAACTGAATGGAGCGATATAACTCCAGCTCTAGATGCTAACTATTACTTAGCTGATGACGTGCCTCTAGAGGAACAAAACGTATTTACTGTGCCTCTACATCAACGATCAGAAAATGTTTCTGTTCGGCTTTACAGTGATACACCATTTCCGGTTTCACTAATTTCAATGATGTGGGAAGGGAATTACTCACCACGATTTTATAAGAGAATTTAATTATGCCGTTACCAGCCTGGATTGCAGGTGTTTCTGCTGCCGCTTCAATAGGAAGTTCAATATTTGGAGCTGTTGGTGCATCACAATCTAACAGCAAAGCTAATAAAGCAGCGGAAGAGCAGTTTAAACAAGCTGAAGAATTGTATGAATACGATTGGGAATCTTCACTTCGAAAATATGAATACGCTAAAGCTGCCGTCGATTTAGAAAGGCAAACTTCAGAAAATATTCGCACGTATAAAACTGAACTTGCGAAGAAAGCTTGGGAACACCAAAATCAAATACGTGAATTTGACTACGTAAATAAAGTAAAGCAGTTCAATCGAGCTGAAGAACAGTTTGAAGATCAACGTGCTATTAACACAGTATCTTCTATTCTTGCTCAAGAAGAATCTACTCGTTCCTTTAACGAAGCTCAGATTGCTAATATGTTTCAAAAAGAAGATCTAGCTAGAGACCTATCGAAAGCTCTAAATACATCGGCATTTGCAAAAGCTGAAATTCAACTGCAACGCAATACTGCAATGTCTACGGCGTCAACAAAACGTAGACAAAACGAGTTTGAATATCAAACAAAATCGATTGAAAGTGCTTTTAAATCTCAAGAAAATACTGTTGCTGCTTTAATGTCAAGTGGTGCTGCTAGAAGTAGAGGCACTGGACGTTCTGCTGGCAAAGCCGTGCAAAGTGTGTTGGCTTTAGCTGGTAGACAGCAGGCGCAGATTATCCAGAACATGTCTTCTGCTGAACAGCAGTATAAAATTCAAGCAACATCAATTGATCAAGCAATGGTCAATACGATTAATAATGCTGATCTTCAAATTGCTCAACAAGATAATAACATTGATTATAAACGTCAAGAACATAATCAAAGATTGCGAGAGCTGAAAGCTTCAATGGATAGTGCTAAAGCTTCCTTTAGTAGCAACATGATGAAGATTGATCGAGACAAGCAGGCTGCTGATATGCAAGCTCATTACAAGAGAATGCTGGAACCTTCGCTGGGTCCAGAAATTCCTAAACCTATTGAGCTTCCCAGATCTATATTCCTCGATCCTCTCAAACCTGTTAAGCCACCAGCGCCTAGAAAATATGCACCACAAACTCAATCAGCTTGGACTACATTCGCAAACGCTGCTGCTGGTGTTGGTAACGCCGTAGGAACAATTGGAGAAGTTGGTCAAATGGCAGGTTGGTTTAAACGATAAAACAACAAACTTATTAAATGTCTAAATTCAAAGGGTACGCCCAATCATCTGGATTTAAAAATATACAGCTACCTGATACGACTAGAAGGATTCGAGAGAAGGGTGAACGTACGATAAGTCGTATGGAACAAACTTTCAAAATCGAGCAGGAAAATGCAGAAGCTGTACTAAACGCTTTAAACGATAAGTATAGAGTTGAAGCTGGTAACCGCCAAGCAGTATTTGATTTAGAAAGTGAAAACCGGAATCAAATACGCAATCAAATGATTGCTAATGCTGATGTTGCTAGAGCTAATAATCAACAGGAACAAAAGGCCACGCAAGAAACCTTTGCTGCTTTAGCTGATTTTTCTAATACAGCAGCTTCGGTATCAAAGCAACTTCTCACTGATCTTGACGAAAGAGGTCAACAAAAAGGTGCCAACCTAGCTAACACTCTTGCCGCTTCTGGTCTGAGTTATGCAGACATGGAGTATGTCCGTTCTCTTGAAAAGGCTCACCTAGAAAACGACGAGCGGTTCAACACTATTATTGAAAAACTCATTGTCGGTGGCGCTTCAAATGATGTTATCCAGCAAGTTAGAAATGCTAACTCTTCTACCTTCTATGGTCTTAAAAAGACTATGTTGGTCAATGCTGGTATTGACTATGGAAATTACTCACTTGAAAACGAAGCAGCACCTTTACTAGCCCCTGATGGATCAGATACTGGATTTACATTAGGCCAAGCTCGTAGTATGGGTCTTGAGTATAAAGAATTAGTTGATGCTCAGGATCTACAAAATAAGGCCGATTACTTAGAACAGCTTGGTGGGGCAGAAGATCCCATGGTTGCTCGTTATGCACTGCCAAAAATTCTTGAATTAGAAACTTCTAATGCGCGTGGCCGAGCTGCAGAGAACCTGAAAAATATTCAGCGTGAAGCAAAGCTTGCCAGGCTTGATTCGTGGGTCACTACTTATAAAGATGGTGGTAAAAATGGTGGCATTCAAGCTGGATGGCAAAGAGTTCAACAATCTCCCAACAGAGGGCAAGCCCGTAAAGAGTGGTTGGAGTCTTTGACAAACTTGGCACTTGTTGGAGAGCTGGGAGATTCCCGCTCTGCAATGGATGTCTTTAACGAGATCAGCAATATGATGGTCTCTATTGATGGTCAAAAACCACGACGTTTTGCAGAGCTATTTAATTCGCCTGAATTAGTTCAACTACGAAATGCAATTGTTTCATTTCGCGACTTTAATGAAAGTGAAAAAGCGAAAATTGACAAGCAGAACAAAGACAGAGCTTTACTTGATGCATATACATATGCAAAAGAAAACATCACTCGGTTTAACGATGATTTTGTTAAAGATTTTATTAAGCAAGGAGAAGAAGCAGGGCTTGACACTGCTCCACTGAAAAGTTTGTTTGCTCAAAGTACTGATGAACCCCGGCGTAAACAATTCAGAGCATTCCTTTTAAATGAAAAACGTAGAGGTAACCTTGATCTTTCAGACTTTGATGGAATTGACGATCCGTTTATCCTTAAAGAATTTGAAACGGATATCAAGAGACTTACTGCTGACGAAGCGAATTTAAAAAAAAGTGTTTCTGATGTAACCAAAATCTTTCAAACAGAACTTGCAAATAAAGTAGACATTCTTGATCCTGACGGATATAAATCTCTGTCATTTTATAGAGCTGTTGATTATGCCGTATCTCTTTATCGTCAGGAAATGACTAAAGATCAAGGCGGCGGTTTCTTACTAGATCGCAACGCTCAGCAAGATACAGCTGTCAATACAATTATAGCAAAAATCAGAGATGAAAAAGATTCTGACTTTGCTGTAATGCCTTACGCAGGACAAGAGGAAGCTCCCGCAGGTGTCAAAAGTTATTTTACTAGGTTTGAACCTGGCTATGGAAACAAAAAATATATTGCACCTGATGTTACGACTATCCCTAGCAGGTTAAAAGAACTTATAAAGCAAGATCCCGGCATTCTTGATAAACAAGCTTTTATTAGTAAATCGCTTGCTAATAATTTGGCAACTCAAATTGAAAAAAATACTTTAAAAGTGATACCTCCTATTTATCATGATTTGGCACGGGGCTTAGATACTCCTGCCCATGAAATTCTACAAAAACAAATTGAACTAGCAACAGGGAAACAAGTTCTTGTAGCACCAGATCTCCACTCTCAAGTAACAAGTAGTGTAACTGATCCTAGGCTTCTAGCAATTATTGAATCTCCAGGTAGAGAAAAACTGCGTACAGCTATTATTGCTTCTAACAATAGCGTACCTTCTATTCGTAGAGGTCAAGCTGGATGGCCTGATGTTGTTTCAGTTACTCGTAATGTTGGGTTCCGTTTTCCACGTCTTGCTGCTGCTATCTGGGCACACGAAACTGGATACGGCCAATTCATGAGTGGTAAAAATGTACTATTTAACATTAAAAGTACAGATGGTACTGGCTCTTCTACTACCACTAAAGAGTTTATTAACGGGCAGTATGTAGACCGACAAGCTACATGGCAGGAGCATGACACTCCTAGACAAGCAGCACTTGCACTTAAAGAATACGCTGATAAGTACCCTGGTTTTAAAGAGGCACGTACACCCTTAGAAGCCCTGCAAGCTTTGCATGCTGGTGGGTACGCTACAGACCCAGACTATGTTTATCATGTTTCTAATATGATGAAGGAGTGGGGCGTTGATATTAACGCTCCTGCCCTTGCATATTCTGGTCCTCCAGAGCGAGATCCTAATTTCTCTTCGCCTACACTTCAACATATCTATAACGTAGATTCACTTGGCTGGGGTTCTACTGGTCCTCATTTAGACCTCAAACAAATGGATAATCCATACACACCTGAAAACGAAAGAGGTCAATATTTTAACTATAGAGATCCAGAAATTATGGAACATCTTCTTGTTCAAGATTCTGACTATGGTGACTCTCCTGTACCTGTAAGTGATACAGCTATCTCAGATGGGTGGCAAGCACATGTAAATCGGGGTTCAAATGGCTATGACTTTAAACTTCAATACGGTGCAAAAATTCTAATCAAACCACCTGCCAGGGTTGTTCGTACAGCACCTGGCGATGAAGGTAGTGACATTCTTTGGATTGAATTGCCAAGTGGACGCACACTACAACTTATTCATGGGAGGGCTGTTCAATGAATCCCGAACCTAATTCAATTACAGATGATTTTCTAAGTGAATATCAAGATCCCCTTTTAACACCTGATCAAGAACGAGAAAAACAGAAACAAGAAGCTGCAAAAACTCAACCGCCAGTTACTGAGGAACCAGCTACAAAGCCAAAAGAAGTAGAAGAAGAATCTAGTGCTTTGAACAATGTAGCTGAAGCAGTTGCTGCTATTCCAATTAGTGGGATTGATTTCGGCATGGATGTTGTTGGAATGGTTCCTGGTCTTGGTGGTCTAGATGATGCCTATGATGAATACACGAAATTTAAAAACCCCTACATTCAAAAGTTTCGTGAGGTATCTAGTATCATTCTACCTTCCATGTTTGGTACAGGTCTTGTCTTAAATGGCGTTACCAAGCTTGGTAAAATTTCAACAATTACGAAAGCACTTGCTAGTCTTGGTGGCGTTGCTGCAGTAGATGCTGGTGTCACCTATGTCAGTGATACCTCTGAAGAAGGAGATAATTTACTTCGAGGATTGGATGATTTAACTGGTGGCAGTTTAAATATTCCAAATAACTGGATGACACTTGATAGTGATTCACCAGAAGTCCGTAGGCAAAAGATGACCTACGAGGCTGTAGGACTCAGCATCTTGGGTGACCTACTTGGTTACGGTATCAACCTTGGCAAGGTTCTTAAGGGCGGCAAGATGCCGCAGTTTATGGATTGGTTCAAACCAACAGATGATGCAGCTAAAACATATAAGGCTTCTAAAGTTGTTGAAGCACCGGATGTGCGTGTTGGTGAAGCACCTGTTGAATCACATGTCAGAAACCAAACCATACGTCGTGACATACAAGTCGATGAGCTAGGGGTTCGACAGCTTGAGATTGAATATGATAATCCTGGTTTAGCTAAGGGCTACAACGAATACGTCACATCTAAAAATGCACCTGCAGCTTCAAAGGCTGTTTTCACTACTGAACCTGCAGCACCAGTTAGAAATGCTGTTGAGGTAAGTGCAAGGAAACAGGGTATTACTGACGGACCTGCTGCCAATGTTTTATCTGAACCAGAATATAAGTTCATTGCTAAAACAGGATCAGCTCGTAAATTCCTTGATAGAAAAGTTCGTGAAATCCAATCTGCTGGTAAGTTTCAATGGCTAATTAATAACTTCAGGGGTAGCAGTCGTAACTTGGATGACGATGCTTTGGACTTTTATGCTGTTGCACTTGGTGCTGAAGACATGAAAGATCTAAAGGAAGCATTCCTCTCTAGAAGAGCAACCATGCCGCTGTCTAACCAGCCTGGTGATGTTATCGAGTATGCCACTGAGCAGCAAACACGTGGCGCTTTTCAAGCTCTACGCGATCTGACAAACATCTATTTGGGCAAACCTATTGCAGCTCAGTCAGGAAGAGCTTTGGATTCTGCTGCTAACGAGATCACCCTTCTTGCTAGTGGTGCCGTCAAGTTCTCTGAAGTTGCTGATTTTAAACACGTTCAAGAAATGATCTTGGATCGTATGCAATTTCTTCTTCAAGAAGTTGGTCTTAATAAATACATTTCTGGTTGGCAGCTTCAAAATAAAAAGCTTGCTAAAAAGCTAGATAAAATGGCTCCTACTGATGACGCCAACGAGTTAGTCAATAAGCTTAGGGCTGAGTTCGACGAAGCTACTGTAAAAAATATCGCAAAGTCTAAGGAAACTACCAAAACGGTAGCCCAACTAATGGACTCAGACCGTGAATTAGCGCAAACATTTATTGACGCTTTTGCGATGTCTAGAGGTGATATTACAACTATTGACGGCATGATGAAGTGGGCAAATTCGCAAGGCTCTCTTCGGAGTTTAATTGTGTCTCCCAAAGGCGGTATGTCGATGCTGGCACAAGGTTTATGGGCAGTGCGTTACAACAATGTCCTTTCTGGACTATCTGCTTTACGTGCTGGACTTGGTAACACTACCAACCTTTTGCTTAAATCACATACTGCCGTGTTAGGTCATGGACTTGAAGGTCTAGCTACAGGTGATTTTAAAAATCTCCACAGAGCACGTTATGCCTATGCATCAATGGCTGAAACGAATCGTCGGGCACTGAAGGAAGCGTGGGCTGCTTGGAAACGCGTAAATGATGATCCAACTGCTTTTATGGATCTAATGCGTAAAGACCGAAACGTCATCCGTGATGATCAACAGTGGAATTTAATGCAACGTATTGCGGATACTGTATGGAAACCTAATGGCGATACAGGTAAGCTTACTACTTGGCGATTTATGAAGCTTAATAGGAATGCATCTCAACTCAGTTTTATGCGTTGGGGTACTAATGCAATGATTGCGGCTGACCAATATGCCAATGTTTCTCTAGCTACGCATAAATCAAGGATGATGGCTTATGACGAAGTGTTCCAACAAATTGGTCATATGCCTAATGGCAATAAAGAATTACTTGCTGCTGCTGAAAAGAAGCACTATGCAAATATGTTTGATAAGAACGGTCTTATTAAAGATGCTGCAGTCAAACATAGTGCAGGTGAACTTGCTTTAAACCTTGACGCCCCAGTATCTGATTTTATTAGCAATGCTACTAATCAATTTCCTGTTTTGAAATCCCTATTTATGTTTCCAAGGACAGGTATTAATGCTGTAAGGCTTGGTGTAAGTTACCTTCCAATTGCTGCTATTCCTGGTACAGGAAAAATTGCAGACACTCTTCTTGCCAAAACTGACGATGAGATTGCTGCTGCGTTAGGTAAACACGGCATCAAAGGAAATGATCCTGACCGTATGTTGATCTTTGAAAACCTCAAAGCTGAATACAAAGGGCGTATGGCAATGGGCGGCATGATTACTGCAGCAGCTTTTGCTTATGCAATGGGAGGCAATATTCATGGTAATGGTCCTGTTAATGCAGGCGAACGTAAAAAACTAAGGGACAATGGTTTTTTCTTTCCCAAAACTATTAAAATCGGCAATAAGCGTATCTCCTATGCTGGTGTCGAACCCTTTGATACTTTACTGTCCTTAGTTGGCGATGCTACATATTATGCGAGTGATATTGGTAGTAGTGTTTTTGAAGATATTCAAACTAAAATAGCTTGGACATTAACCGCTAGCTTCACTGACAAAACATTTTTGTCTGGTATTGAGCCGTTTATTAAACTGACGACCGGCGACGAAACTGCAATGAAGCGATTTTTAGCTAACGAAACCAGAGCCTATATTCCCATGTCAGGTGCAGCCGGTGTGCTTGCTAATGCTGTTTCGAGTTCTCAAAAAGATATCTACAATGATATGGTTGGATACATTAAAAATAGGCTTCCAGGTTTTAATACACAACTACCCGAACGTATTGACATTTGGACTGGTAAGCCCATTAATGACATCAGCAATCCATTCATGAGAATTTTGAATGCTGGCAACCCTGTACCTATTAGTGATGGCGGTGAGCCTTGGCGTCAGTGGTTGTTTAGAACTGGTTGGGATGGTATGCGTCTTCTTCGCAAAGACAGTACGGGTAAGTACGAGTACACACCTGCTGAACGCGAACAGCTTTACAGAATTATGGGCAGCATGGGTCTTGACAAAGAGATCCAAAAACTTATGAAGTCTGAAAAGTTAAATGCAGAGCTAGACCGCATGAGGCAGTACCGAGCACAAAATGCCAATTATTCATATATGGATCTAAGGACTGAAGATCTGGATACACATCGTATTCTTAATAAAATTATTCGACGTGCCCAGAAGAAAGCAGAGCTAATAATGCAAAGTAAAAATCCCACAATGGCTGAAAAGATTGATGCTGTGTCCATGATTCAACGCCTTATGAAACGTGGAAAGTTGGAGGAGGCCAAGAAACACGCTGACTTCTATCAAATTCAATTTGATCAAGTCGAAGAGTAAATTTAAGTATTTAGCTAATGGCAATTACACAAAATACATATACAGGAGATGGTAGTACTACTGCCTACTCCTTTACATTTCCATATCTAGAAACAACGGACATTAAGGTCAGTCTTGATGCTGTTGATACAACTGCATACACACTGTCAAACGCTACTACTATTACTTTCACCACTGCTCCTACTTCAGGGGCAGCTATTCGTATTTATCGTATTACAGATACCGATAATTTAAAGGCAACCTTTTATCCAGGCTCTGCCATTAGGTCGTCGGATCTCAATAACAACTTCACCCAAAACCTTTACGTCACACAGGAAAGTGAGTTCGACGTAAACAGTGCAAAGACTGAAGCAGCGTCAGCTACGGCTACGGCTAACAGCGCGGTGACAACCGCTAACAGCGCAGTTACAACGGCTAATGGTGCT